CGCTGGCCGATGCCGAAGATTTGGACTGGACGGAATTTGTCCGCACCATCGCTGTGGCACGGATTACTATGCCGCACAGCTACGTCCGCCTGTCCGCAGGTCGCAGCAATATGCCGGAATCCATGCAGGCCATGTGTTTCATGGCTGGCGCAAACTCGATTTTCTACGGCGACAAGCTGCTGACTACGGGCAATCCGGACGAAGACGGCGACCGCCTGCTGATGGAAAAATTGAATTTGTATCCGCTGCGCTTTGAATTGGAAGAAGAATACAAAGCCGCGCAGGAAACGCCTAAAATCAAAGTCGACTATTAACCGCCATCATAAAAGGCCGTCTGAAACTTTTTCAGACGGCCTTTTATCATGATTCAACATCAAAACCTTCAATCTTCCGTATCCATGCTTCCTTTTCCGCCTCGCTCAAAAATGAAGCGCGGAACGAATTGGCGCACAAGGTTTTGATTTCTTCCGTACTCAAATCCAAAGCCTCGGCAAGCGCTTCAAAATTGCGGTTCATATAGCCGCCGAAATATGCCGGGTCATCGGAATTGACGGTTACCAATACGCCGCGTTGCAACATACGGCGCAAATTATGTTTTGCCATTTCAGGGAACACTTTTAATTTCAAATTGTTCAACGGGCAAACGGTCAACGGCATTTGCTCTTTAATCAAACGTGCCATCAAGGCCTCATCTTCTTCCGCCCGTACGCCATGATCGATACGGCGGACATGCAGCAATTCCAAAGCCTCGTAAACATATTCCGGCGGGCCTTCTTCTCCGGCATGCGCCACCGTCAACAAACCCTCCGCCCGCGCCTGCTCAAACACGCGCTCAAACTTGGACGGCGGATGCCCCAGTTCGCTCGAATCCAAGCCTACGCTGATGATGTGTTCTTTATAAGGCAAAGCCTGATTTAAGGTTTCAAATGCGCTTTCTTCCGACAAATGACGCAGGAAACACATAATCAAACGCGTGCTTATGCCCCATTGCCGCCCGGCTTCGCGGCAGGCACGGACAATGCCGTTCATCACGGTTTCAAACGCCACGCCCCGCGCAGTATGGGTTTGCGGATCAAAAAATATTTCCGTATGCACGACATTGTCTTCGCGGCAACGCTCAAGATACGCGCGGGTCAAATTATAAAAATCCGCCTCGTGCAACAAGACGCCGGCACCGGCATAATAAATATCCAAAAACGACTGCAAATTGTGAAAATCATAAGCCTGCCGTACCACATCGACATTTTCATAAGGAATCGCTATGTGGTTGCGCTTGGCGATTTCAAACATCAGCTCCGGCTCGAACGTCCCTTCGATATGGACGTGCAGCTCGGCTTTGGGCAGGGCTTGGATAAATTGTTTGATATTCATATTTTCTCTGTTTTTCGGTTTATATTTAATATTGAAGGCCGTCTGAAACTTTCAGACGG